ATAGTAGAATTATCTTCTTCAGTAGGTTCATCATTTGTAACCTCCTCTTCAGGTTCAGTCATTTCTTCTTCTGTTGGCTCAGGCTCTTTCATTTCTTTGTTCTCTGCTATTTCCATTTCTTCTGGTTGTTCTTCCATAGTTTCCATTTCAGGTTGTTCTTCCATTTCTACAAATTCTTCTTCCATTTCCATTTCTTCAAATTCACCAGGCATTTCTTCTGCTACAATTGAAAATGCTTCTTCCATATCATCAGGCATTTCTATTATTTCAAATTCTTCTGGCATATCAAATTCTTCTGGAAAATAAAAATCGTCATTAAAATCAATTTCTTCAAAAGTAAATTCTTCTTCAAAATCTGGTAAATCTGGTATGTTATTTTCTATTTCATCTATCGCATCTTGTGCGTCATCATCTATTGGATTATATTCGTCAGTATTATATGTCATGTATAAAGAAGTGCCAAGTAAATTAGGCCCACCTCTTGAAGTTGATGATCCATGACTATCTGTTCCTGACCAAGACCAATCTACATTGTTAGCACCTACATCATTATGTATAAGAGTATCAGTGTATTGACCACATGCTGCAGTTACTCCAGAAGCATTTGATCCTGGATATCCATTACAATTACCTTTAAATCCAGTTATTTCATTTCTAGTCTGCGATACTGAACTTAAAATATTTCCATCAGAATCTTTTAAAACCATAGTAGTTGTATGTGTATCGTTACTTCCAGTTTTACTTTCACAATTACCTTCTACACTTTCACAGTTAGCTACATCTACGTTACTATTCAGTGTAATTCCTGTATCTAACATTGATTGAGTAATAGAATTACTGTATAATTTTATATCATCTGCACTAACTGTAGCTGTTCCTGTTACTTCGAAGTCTCCACCAACATCATATTTATATCCACAATTAGCTTGTCCTGTAGGGCAAGTTATAGTAAATCCATTAAACGATTGACCATTAGTAACAAATCCACTACCGCCATCATTAATCATATCAGTAGATGATGAATTCCAATCTACTCCGTCACCTGCGTTAGGCAGTAAATTTCCAGTAGTTACTTCTATACTATTCGTGTACGTTGATAACAGGAGAGTCAGCAATAGGCTCAATATTTTCAACTTCATCTTTTTCCTTTAGTGTTAGTAATTCTCTTTCAAGTCTTAATGCTTCTGCTGCTCTTTCTTCTGCTTCTTTTTTTGCAAGTTCAGCTTCTTCTTTTTCTTTTTGCTCTCTTATTTTTTCGTTTACTTCAGTGACTACTTCTTTTCTCTCTAAGTATGTTTCATAGTCAGGTCTTAACATTGGATATGTAGCCCATAACTTCTTAGCTTCATCGCCTATTTTACCAGCAAAAGGGCAAGGTGTTCCTGCAGATTCCATAGCTGCAAATACACGAGCATCTTGACATAGTATTGCAACAGAAGCAACTTTCATACCAAAATCTTGTAATACTTTAGCTAATTTTATTCGTTCACAATTTTCATCTATGACATGCTTTCCGCCAGAAAAACCAACGACACCAGTAGAAAGACTACCACTAACGCCCATACTACAAACATCTTGAGACATGGAAGAATAAGATGGTGAGTTTGCGGAAGGTGGTGGTATATCTGACCCATTGGTAGTTGATGCATTTGATGTTGTTGATGTTGTCGTATTCGTTTGTCCACCGGAATATGTATTGGTAGTAGTCGATGTATAGCCACCCGTAATATTCGTGTTACTGCCCGATGTATTTGTTTGAGTGTTTGTGTCTGTTGCATTTACCTTAAAACAAAAAAGAACAATACTCACGAACGTTATTAATGTACATAAATAATAACGCATTTTAAGATTTTTTCTTTTTAGCTGATTTTTTATTTTTGTTAGCAAAGTTTCTAGCTGCTTCTACTGAGCCAAAACCCCATGCTTTAAGTGCTAGTGCTTTTCGAGTTGGTCTACCCTTCTCGTCTTTCATTGGTCCTTTCATACCAGCAAATCTGGCAGCAAATGATACCCTTCTAGGATTGGTACCTTTCTTTACAGGTGCTTTTAAGTTAGCACCTTTAGCATTAAAAAAAGCTCTGCCTTTTGCAGATAGACCGCCTTTTTTATTTTTATGTTCTTTTTTCACGATTTTTTCTTTTTCTTTTTAGTCGTACCGTCAGGGTTTCTATTTTTACTTTTCTTTCCTTTTAAAATATCACTATCTACTTTCGCTGCTTTTCCACCAGTTAAAGCTGAGTTTACTCTTGCCATAGCCCATGCTTGTGGAGAAACACCTTTTCTGTGGCCACTAGTTCTATAAGCGGCTAGTCCTCTATTGTAAATAGCCCTTACTTTACTTGGTGATACTCCTGCTTTTTTTGCTTTATTAGCAATAGCTGTTGACGTGCTACTTGATTTCTTTTTAGCCATACATTCTCCTAAATCGTTTGTTATGTACACTCTCTTTTTTAGAGCCTACGAATTTTCCACCCTTTTTATCTCCAGGTAAAACTCCAGATCCTTTATTATCTTTATTTAATCTTTGTATTGCTTTTTTTCTAGCAGCTCTTGTTTTACCACTAGTGCCAGAAAGATATTTTTTAGGTATCTTTTTCATTTTTTCTTTTTACTTTTTTGTTGCGCTCTTTTCAAAGCTTTTTCTGTAGGTGCACCTTTCTCACCTTTTTTTCGCATTTTTTCTCCACGCTTTCTTTTAGCATGAATATTAGCCCAAAGTCCTGGCATTATACACTCCTCATTGTTTCGCTTAACTCTTTAGCTCTATTAGGCGTTTGTTTCGCCCACCTAGAATCCATCATTTCGTCAGCTGCTGTTTGAAAATCTTTTTTCTCTAAAGCACTAAGCATATTTTTAAACTTAGATACACCTGTTTCCCCTAACTGAAAACACATTTCTATAATTATTTCCTCTGCTTTTTCTGGTAAATTCATGTTTCCGCATAGTCTATCTGCACCAGCTATTGCAGTATCGAAATCTATATCAAAATAATGCTGTAATACTTCTTCAGGGTATTCTGTATCATCTTCCCAAGTTTCGTCTTTACGACATAGATGTCCCCACCCTATTGTTCTTTTTCCAAGTGTATCTCTGTACACCATATTTCTGTAACCTTCGTGATGCTTGATTCTTTTTTCTAAATCTTCCATTATTTTTTCTTGAGCATTTTAACTGCTCCTCCTACTCCTTTTATACCAAAGGAAGCACTTATTGCAATATATAATAAATGTTGATAGTATTCTGGTAATTGCTGTAACGCTATAAACCCTCGTTCTACATGTTCAGTCATACCTGGAATAAACACCAAAACTGCAGGGACCAAAAGGACTATAAGACTTACTTCATCTTTCCATGACCCTTGCATTTGATCAACTGCGCTCTGTTCCCATGCAACTTTACCAGCAATCTGGTCTTGCTTTAACTTAGTCTGTGCTTTTATTTCTGTAACTTTTAATTGAGTTTTAGCTTTTTTAGTGTCAACAAAACCCTTGACGCCATCAGCGACAACGCCTAGTAAGGGTTTTGCTAACAACTGCCAAACCATTTTCTATAAAGCCCCTATCACTATGATTACAATTATTGCTACTATCGCAGCTTTAATCCAATCTTTCATGCTCCAATCAGACCACTCTTTTAAATGCGCCCATAAATCTTGTAAAAGTTTCATAAAAACTCCTTTGTTATTGTTTCGATTATACTATATTTTCGTTCCAATAACAGTGATTATTGATTAAATCAACGTTTAAAATTCTAACTCCTAGCTCTTTTTGCTTAGTATTTGGCGACCTAAATACCCTACGTTGACACTCTAGTAAGTTTTTGTTCTTTCTATAACTAACAACTTTAACGTCAACAGGGACTAATTTATTGTTTTCTAATATTACTAAATCTATCGGTCCAGTATGAACTACATTATTAAATACTTGATGTCCTTGTTTCAATAACCATTGAACGGCGTAATGTTCTGCAACTATTCCTAATCTAACTTTACTTATCTCGGCCATGATATGTTTGATAAAGATACAATTATACCTATTATCAAACTAACTATACCTAACGCTTTTAATGTTCCTTTACTATTTGCAATAGTAACGTTCAAACTGTTAATCGCTTCTGTATTTTTTTCTACCAATTCTTCTAATCTTAAATTTATTTCGTTTTGTCTTTTCCACTTTTCTTTTTCTTGAGCTTCATGCACAGCTAATTCTACCGTTTTTGTACTCAAGTCAGTCATTCTGAAAGTGCTCCACCTGTCATTCTGTCAACAAA